TCAGGGTACAGGCACAGTCTTTGCCAACGATTACTTTAGAATCTTCCAACACAGGTGGTACTACAAAGTTCATCCAAAATGGTGATGACTTCCATATGTTCGCCACAGCTGGTGGTGTTACTACTGATATCTTTGTAGCAACTCAAGGATATATTACAACTGAGAATTCTATTGGTAGTCCTGCTGATAGAACTACTGTTAACATTGCAGGTGATTCATCTGGTGTAACTAAAGCACTGAATGATAATACTACTGCAATTGCTACAACGGCATTTGTCCGTCAGGAAGTTGCTGATTTGGTTGGGTCGTCACCAGGCGCACTCGATACATTACAAGAATTGAGTACAGCATTAGGGGATGACCCTAATTTTTCTGTCACCATTAACAATGCTATCTCATTGAAAGCAGATGCTACTAATGGTACTACTAACTTACAAACCTTAAATAACGCAACTATTAATGGGGTTAGCATTCAAGCTGATCCTGGTGGTCCTACTCCCAATAGGATTCGTCTTGGAAACGTTATTTACCCTGCTACCCAAACTGCTGATATTGGTTATAACCTCGTGGTTGTTAGCAGCAATATTGATGGGACTGTAAATATGGAATTCAGCGACCGCAATGAAATGCGGGACATCTGGTTGTTCAGCTAAATATCAAGGAGGATACAATATACAATGGCTCTTTCAAGAGGAAAATTATCAGGCACTGGAGGGAAGAACATTCAGTTCGTTCCCACAGGCACTCCTGGTACGGTTTACGTAAACCCTGCAGCTACAAAGACATATTTCAAGGGTTTTGTTGTTTTTAATGGCAACACTACTACTGAAACTATTAACTTGTATCTCGCTGAAGATAACGTAGGTGCACTCGATACTATCGATGCTGCAACTAAGCCACAGCAGTTTGTTAGACAAGAGTTAAGTTCTGGTGAAACGTTTTACGTTGAACTAAACTATCCCATCGTTCTCGAAGACGCGAATGATGCAATTTATGGTCTGACTGACACAGCAAACAAAGTTACAATCATTCTAATTGGCGATAAGGAGTCATAAATGCCTTTTCGCATCGGCAGTTTAAAAACTCAAAATTACGAAAGTCGGTTGGATGACTTGACCGATGAAGGACATTTGCGTCCTTTCTATGACACTACTAAAATTCGCAAGACTCCTTTTGAGGCAGCAAGAATTGTTCGTGTGACTCCTCAAGATGGATCCGCAGCTTTTAACTGGAACTTAGATACTCAAGGATCTTTAGTTTTAAACATAGGAGAGTATCAATTAGAAACAGTTGTTTCTGATGATGCTATGTTTACAGTGCAATTCGTAATGTGGGGAGCTGGTGGAGCTGGCGGTAAAAACACTGGCGGCATTGGTGGCGGTGCTGGATATACAGCTGGCGGTTTGAGACTGCTCTCAACTCAACTGTATCACATTTGTGTTGGTGGTGGTGGGGATTCTAGATCATCTGCATCAGTCACTACTGGCGGCGAATGTGGAGGTGCCTTAGGAGGTCTTTTGGGTAATGAATATGGTGGATGTGGTGGAGGATTCACAGGAATCTTCCGTGATTCTGCTGTTCAATCAAACGCACTTTTGATTGCAGCTGGTGGCGGGGGCGGTGGTGCCGATCAACGTGGTGGAGCAGGCGGTTCTTCCAACGGTCAAATCGGTCAACTGTTCGATCAAAGAGGCGGTGGTGGAGGTTCCCAAACTGAGGGAGGTTTCGCTGGTTTTACTGATTCAGTTTCTGGTTCTGGATTATCAGGTGGCAGAGCAGGATCTCTGTTGACATATCCAGGCGGTGGCGGCGGTGGCGGTTACTACGGTGGCGGTGGCGGCGGTAGTGGCGACGTTAATGGTCACGGTGGTGGTGGCGGAGCTGGTTTCATAGATCAGACTCGTATCATTGCTGGATCATATTCTGCTGGTTCAAATGAAGTCCCTGGTAATGATGCAGATCCCAATAGAGGAGTTGCTGGGCAGGGTGGTATACCCAATCAGTCTGGGACAGACGGTAAATTCGCCATCATTGGCACCTAACATAAATATTTTTTAAAGACAGATGGCGTACTTAGGAGTCACACCCAAAATTGGTAACATCCGTAAATTGGATGACGTTGCTGCACAGTTTAATGGTGTGGCGGTTACTTTCAATATGCGTGTTGGTGGGCAAGTAATTTTTCCTGGTTCGCCTCTGCAAATCCTCATCTCACTTGGTGGTGTGATGCAGGAAGCAAATGTTTCTTATCAGATCAATAACGATCAGATTACATTTTCAGATCCTCCGAACCCTGGTATTGATTTCTTTGGTCTTGTCATTGGTGATACCATCGATGTTGGAGAGCCTTCAGATAATACAATTAATGCGGTTAAATTAAACCAAGGTGCCACCTTTACGATGGGTGGTTTGAATGTTAATGGTCCTATTGCTATTGATAGTTCTACCTTAGTTGTAGACGAAATCAATCACCTAGTTGGTATTGGTACTGCATCTCCTTCTAATAGATTATCAGTATCTGCTGGTGATATCGAGCTTGATCCCTCCAACAATTTAACTTGGGGTACTGGTATTAACAGATCTCAAATTACAGGTGCAGATCAAAACCTCGTATTGAAATCTAATATTGCGGATTTGAATGGATCTATTCAATTGAATGGTTCGTCAGTGGTTATGAATAACACTCTGACTATTGCTCAAAACAGTAGCACTACAAATATTGTAGGGTCTGGAAATATAATGCAATTCAGTAATGCTGGGAACACAGCAACTCCTGGATTGGTAGTAAGCAACGTTGGCATTACTCTTAACAGAGAAACGAATTGCAACTACAATATGATGATCAGCAACCAACTCAACGTTGGAACATATCTACAGATTGAAACTTACAACACTGGTGATCATATCAACATCACCAATTACACTGGCATTTCTGCTGGTACAGTTACAACTACTGCTGCTACAGAAGCTTTCGACACTTTAAATGCGACTAATATTAGAGGTGCCAAGTATCTAGTTTACGCTTCTCAAGGTGGCGATGTTTCTACCAGTGAAATTATTGTAACGCACGACGGAACTGATGCGTTTGTAACTATGTTCGGTGATGTTCATACCAATCCTGGCAACGCTGTCTCTACATTTACAGTAGAACTTGTGGGTGGTAATGTAGAGGTCAGAGCAACTGCAACAATTGGAACCTTCATTCAATATACTCGCTTCACGATGAACGTGTAATTGGTATAAATATATTCTGAAAACCTATATCCGAACCTATCGGGGGAAAGGGAACCACGATGGCAACGTCAAATATCAATTTTAATGCCAAGAACGGGTTATCCGTAGCTGGCACCGAAGTCGTTGACGGCTCTCGTAACTTACGTAACATTACATCGGGAAACATCACGGGAAACCTGGACATCGGTGGAGATGTGAACCTCACTGGAGTTAATAAAACATTTAAAGTGGGAGGTGTGGGTATCACATCTACCATTGCTGCGTTGTCCATCGCACTCGGTGGCTAATTCCATTTTCAACATAAACCCAGAGATTAAAAAATGGCAAAGAAACTAGTCACTGACTACGAATTTGTACCGTATGATCCCAATACACTTACGGGTGGTACGGTCACGCTTAAAGACAACCTTAGTGGCGAGAGGATTCTTCTCATCACTAACGTTACAAATAACGAGATTCTTTATAACTTCTCAGACCCTACTAAGGGATTCCAGACTACCGTTAATGGTACTGGTTGCGATTATAACGAGGATTTCGAGAAAACAATCATCTCGCTTGCAACTGATACGTCCACGATGAGTGCGACGGACCAGTTACAAATTTTCGTGGAATCGTTTGCTTCTACGTTTGAACCAGCTGAAACGTTTGTTGACCCTGTGTCCAAACTCAGAGTTTCAAACCCAGAAACGATGATTGACACGGACTTTGAGTATGGTCCGCAGGCAACGAAGTGGGAAACTCTTCAGCTTGTCAACAACATTCCGTCAACGTACTCCGCTACGAGTGACACAACAATTCCGTTTATCGAGAGTGTCATCACTCAAGCTAACTCGGATACCATCACAGTCTCGACTCTTTATGAGCACTCACTGACTGCTGGTGTTCCTATTGTGGTTACTGGTCTTGCAGTTACAACTGCTGAAGGTTCTTACCTGATTCAGTCTGTTCCTACTCCAACCACATTCACGTATAAAGCACGCGCTACACAGTCGATTACGGCGAACGTGGTGGGTTCTTATACCTCTATCATTCCTGGTCTCTTCTACGAAGGTTCTGCTATCAGTCTCCAGACTGATAAAGGCATCGTGGCAGATACTTTTGAGTATACCGTTACTGTCGATTCTGCAGGCGGTCAGGATTACTTCTCTATTGACGGAACTATTCCAGGTGGAACACCGTTCCAGCTCAACAAAAACGGAATGTACATCTTTAAGTTGGATGATGCATCCAACATTGGACATCCATTCCGCGTATCCACAACTGCTGATGGTATTCACGGTGGTGGTGTTGCATACACAGATGGTGTATATGTAAACAGCACAGAAGGTGTTGCTGGTTCTTATGTTCGTGTTTACGTTACTGAGAACACCCCTGCAACTCTATATGCATATGATGCTAATGCTGGTAACACTGGCGTTGGTTTCGAGATTCAGTTCAATCCTGTTGCTACAACAAAGGTTGTTCTTTCAACGTCTTTCGAGAATGGTTTTAGCGACGGTACAGCACTGTACTTCGTTAACACGATTTCACCTAAGATTCTGTCTATCGGCAATACAACAGCAACTGCTGCTGACGGTCGTGCAGTGATTGATTATGAGAATACCTTCTCTGGTACTCTCAACCCTGATATGGCTGAGTTCCAACCATATGATCACAAGCCTACAGCGCTTTACACTGTTGACGATTCTAACGTCGATTACACCAACAGTACTATCACCCTGACAGGTACGAACGCAAACAACTTCCGTTCGCGTTATGCATTGATGTATTACCCAAATGCGGGTGATTATTGCATCGAGAACCTTCAGCGTAACGGTGTATATTACACCCGTGTTGAGTCTACCTCATCTGCTGATGGTGGTACTGCAGTTATTAAACTGTCTAACGCTTGTTATGCTGCAGCAAGTGGTGGTAACCCTGGTAGCAACGGTATCATCAACCTTCGCAATGACTCTGGATCTTTGCAAGGAAACGCTGCAACGTATAACTACGGTAAGCATAACTTTGCTTTAGTTCATAAGTATGCCAGTGATGAGAAGCCTTGGTGGGATTGGTACTGGCGTTATCGCTGGATGTCTAACAGCGTAAACTCTACTCACTCTGGTAGAGACTTTGCGGAAGTTAGTAGCAACCGAGGCATCTCCAACTCTAGCTGGAACCGTGCTTACTTTATGACGATGAACCGTCGTCAGTATAATTCTAGCGGTGATCTGAACAGCTCTAACTACGACGGTCGTTTTAATAACAACTGGTATAACGGTAGTAATTCGGTCTGGGGATATAGTCCAGGTTGGAACTACGATGACTATCTGCCAGAGAGCGAAACATCTCTGACTAACGGTAACTGGAACCCTCTGTACGACAGAAATCACTATCGTACTAACAGATATCGTTATAACTATTCTCTCGACCACGGCAACGGATTCCACTTCCGTTATGGTTACGACTGGTGGAATGGATACTATAGAGGTCACGGATCCTGGGTTTGGAACTGGAACAGTGACTACTACGGCAACGCTTTCCTGATGCTTGTTCAGGATCGTTCTACCGATGATGATACGTTCTACGTAGAGAACCACGGCGCGGTCACTAACGACCAGATCGCAATGACTCGCACAGCAGGTGCGGATCCTCGTTACTACTCCAGTGAGAGTGGTATCTCAAGCTTGACCCTACCAGCGACTGTATACGTCGAGAAGGTTGATAACAACCGTTTCCGTATCAAGTCCTCTACAGGTGCCTCTCCGTATCGTCTGATCGATGCTGTGGGTACGTATGGTATGACGGGTATCTTCTCCAACCCTCTCCGTAACTCTTTCTACTACGAGAACCATAACTTGTCTAACGGCGAGCGTTTGTTCTACACCACGGCTGGTACCGCAATTGGTAACTTGACGCCTAGTAGTCAGTATTACGTTAAGGTTGTTAGCAACGATCGTTTTGCCCTTGGTTCGAGTTCTTCCTTCAGCTATCCTGGTGGAGAAATCGATGTCACTTCTGGTGGTTCAGGTACTCAAGTGTTTGAGAACCAGACTGCTGCATTCGGTGCTACTGATGGTGCCTATAGTGTTAGTGATGTCAAAGACGCAACTCAACTTGTTATCGAAGTTCCGTTCCAGATCGTTCCTTCCACGAAGACGTTCGACGCACGTGAAACTGGTAGCTCTGGTATGGTCGATACTACTGATCACACCTTGCGCATCGAAAATCACTTTATGAAGACTGGTCAGCGTGTAATTTATCAGGATGCTGGCGGTACAACCGTTGGTGGTCTGGTTGATAACCGTGACTACTTCGTGATCGTGATTGATCAAGATCATCTCAAACTATCAGAATCACTAGCAGGTGCTCTTGCTGGTACTAATGTCCAGTTCACTTCTGGTGGTTCGCAGACACCTCTGCAGAAACTGATCCATACTAATATGGACGGTCGTGTGGTTGGTGCTGGTTTGGTTGCTACACAGACTGGTTCACGTATTGTTATTGGTACTGATACGAACTTCACACGCTACTTTAAAGTGGGTGATCCGTTCCGTTATGTTAATAATAATTCTGCTGGAACGTTCTCGATTATCGAGACTACTATTGCAGCAATTAAGGATGACACTGAACTGCTGACAACTGATGATGCAGTATTTACTACAGGAGCTGTCAACTCTTCTGGTCCTACCGAATACTTCATCGACACCGCAATTTATGTGCGTCCTGATGGATTCTTCCTCCACAGACCATTTGACGGTGGTATGGAGATTGGTACTAGTAAGTCTCCAGACGGTCAGATTGTAAGACAGACACGTAGATATTTCCGTTACCAGTCAGGTAAAGGTATCCAGTGTTCACTTGCTATTAACTTCTGTCCTAAGAACCCTGCAATCCGAGTCTTCTACTCACCTTACGTTGATGGTACAACCTATCACCGCGTTATTGTTGAGACGAAGCTTCCACATAACCTTGAAGTTGGTACAACTATCAAGTTCGTTGATGCTGATGACGTTTCTTATAACGGCACCTATAGTGTTGCCACTATAACTGACGAATTTACTTATACTTTCATTCTTGATCAAGAGCCTACATCATCTGCTGCTGGCGGTTTCACAGGTTACCACGTTCTTAACTGGAGTGGTTCCAACGTCCGTTGCGGTATGTACGACTTCCAGAACGGTATGTTCTTTGAGTACAACGGTTCAGTACTGAACTGTGTCCGTCGTTCTTCTACTACACAACTGACTGGTCGCGTTTCTGTGACTCGTGGTTCTAATGTGGTTGATGGTGATGACACTGCGTTCATCTCACAGCTGTCCGTGAATGATTACGTTGTTATTCGTGGTCAGTCCCATAAAGTTATTCGTGTTGTTAACAACAACCAGATTGTTGTTCAACCACAATACAAGGGTATCACCGCTGCTAACATCATTCTGACTAAGACAATCGATACCAAGAAGCCTCAGGGCGAATGGAACGTCGATAACTGTGATGGATCTGGTAAGTCTGGATTTATTCTAGACATCAGTAAGATCCAGATGGCGTATATGGACTACTCCTGGTATGGTGCTGGTAAGATTCGTTTCGGATTTAAGGATCAGAACGGTCACGTTAAGTACATCCACGAGTTCAAGCACAACAACCGCTTGACCGAGGCATACTTCAGATCTGGTAACTTGCCTGCACGTTATGAGATTCAGAACGTTGGTATTCCGACTTACATTCCGTCTCTGTTCCACTGGGGTACTTCTGTTATCACCGATGGTAGATTCGATAGTGACAAAGCGTATCTGTTTACTGCATCTGGTAACTTGCTGAAGTTTACCAACGAAGTTGCACAAAGCGCTACAACGAACCAAAACTCGTCAATCCAATCCCAATATAACGTTGGTGAAGGTTGGTCGCGTAATATGCGTTTCTACATTAGAACGTTCTTCCCAACTAGTGAGTCTGGTAAGCTAACACAGGGTACTACTGTGTATCAGACTACCATTGCTAATGGTTGGTTCGTAGATGGTCGCGCTATCTATCGTTCTCGTTCTTCGAGCGGTAATCTAGAAGTTGACTTCTTGTATATCGATACTAACGGTAACGAGCGCTTCCAGTACAACAGAGGTACCAGCATCATTAATAGTGATCTGGGTAGTCCTGCTGTTCCTAGTGGCACTCAATTCTCGGTTGGTGCAGTTACTGGTACTGACAACGTGGTGCCTTCGCAGATTCCGTTGGTGTCTATTCGCCTGTCGCCTTCTGTGGACTCTTCGCTGTCTGGTTCCTTGGGTGAACGTGAGATCATCAACCGAATGCAGTTGCAGCTCAACTCTCTTGACATCGTGAACACGCACGAGTGCGAGATCAAACTGATCTTGAACCCGTCGCTGTCCACTGACCAATACTTAGACGTGGCACCTCCGTCACTGTCTCAGTTGATCAAGCACACGGTGGACGACACCTACGCTGGTGGTCTTGAGATCTTCTCCTTCCGTGCTGCTGGTGGTCAGATTGACAACTCTGGTAAGCGTGGTACAGGTTCCATCTCGTATGATATTAGCACCCTGGTTGAGATGGGTAACTCCATCCTCGGCGGTGACGGTATCTTCCCGAACGGACCTGACCTCCTGACTGTTATCGCTGAACCTGTTGACCTTACGGGTGTGAACAACACCTCACCCTTCACCGTCACGGGTCGTATTTCCTGGAGTGAGTCTCAGGCATAATACGGGAAACCGATTGACCTGGACAACTAAATACTCTATACTAGGGGGGACTTCGGTCCCCTCTTTTTTACGTAATTAAAGAATCCAAAATGACCACTGAAGAACTTATTCTCAACTTCTCTACTCAGGCTAAAGACCTGATGAAAGAGATTGCTGACTACGAACAGAAGCTTGCAAATGCCAAAGAGCGTTACCTGAAACTCCAAGGTGCTGTAGAAGGATTGAATATCCTGCAGGATCAAAATGAACCAGATGGCGAAGCACCCGAGCGTGAACTGCTTACCGAAGCAGAGGTTGCCTAAGCTTTAGTATCCGACTTTCTACCCTTCTCTCTGTTAAAGCAGTACTTTACGTACGGCTAAATAGATAAGAAGGGTATTTTTGTGCGATGGCGTCACCAAGTACGAGAACTGAATTACAGAACTATTGCAAGAGGCAGCTTGGCGAACCTGTCTTGCAAGTTAACGTTGCCCAAGAGCAGATCGATGATCTGACGGATGACGCTTTGCAAAAATTTGCAGAGTGGACATACAACGGCACCGAAAAAATGATGCTGAAGCACGAGATTACGGAAGATGATGTCACAAGATTTAAATCGCAAAATCAAACCACATCAGTTTCAGGAAGCGAGTGGACTGAAAGGGATAACTACATCCCTATCCCTGAACACGTTTATGGCATTAATCGTATTTTTGGTATTAAGTCTAGTGGGATCAGAGGTGCTCTTTTTGGTATTGAGTATCAAATATTTCTTAATGACCTCTACCACTTTGGTGCTGTAGATATTTTAAATTATTATATGACTAAGAGTTATCTAGAAACTCTTGACTTTGTTTTGAACAACGGAACATTTATTCAGTATAGATGGAATCAGAGACAAGATCGTCTTTATCTTGATACAGCAGCTGAGGATATTAAAAAAGGTGAGTTCCTGATTATCGAATGCTATAGAGCATTGGATCCCACCACATACACACAAATTTATAATGATCCATTCCTGAAGAAGTATCTCACCGCTCTCGTAAAGAGACAATGGGGTACCAACTTGACAAAATATACTGGTGTTCAACTGCCTGGTGGGATTTCTCTCAATGGAGAAAAGATTTACACCGAAGCTGTTGCTGAAGTAGAAAAAATAGAATCTGAGATTCTTTCTACTTATGCCTTACCGCCCTACGATCTTATCGGGTAATGCCTACTAGTCCTTACTTTCCCGCTTTACACGGCGGTACATCTGGAGAACAGGGTCTTGTACAAGATCTTGTAGATGAACAAATTAAACTTTTTGGGAGTGACATTAAGTATATTCCAAGAGTGATGATTCAGGACGATGTGTTGAATGATGTCGTTCTTTCACGTTTTGAGGATATATACGTAGTGGAGATGCTTCTACAAAACGTAGAAGGATTCGGTGGAATGGGTGCTGAGCTCGTTACAAAGTTTGGTCTCCGTATCACAGACGAAGCAACATTTGTTGTTTCTGTCAATAGGTGGAGTCAAGTTGATGCAGCAAATCCGCAACTTCCTGATCGACCCAATGAAGGAGATATCATTCATTATCCCTTAACAGGTGATAATTACGAAATCAAATTCGTTGAAAAAGAAATGCCTTTCTTCCAATTGGGGAAAGTTTATTTCTACACCATCACCGCTGAAATTATGGAGCGTGGTAACACTCTCTTTGATACTGGCGATCTTGCTGTTGATCAACTAGAGAAGGAAGCTTATACCTTCCCGATTACACTGATCAATGTTACTGGCACCTTTGCTGAAGGTGAAGACTTTACAGCAGCTGGTGGTGCTTCTGGTACTGTCGTAGACTTTGATTCTGGCACTGGTAAACTTACCGTTGTCTATCCTAAAGGATCGTTCCAAGAAAATGAGATTGTCACAGGTCCAAACGGCAGCGGTACTATTCAATCGTTCACTACTGTTACCATAGAAAGTATACAGTATGACGATAATCAAATTATTGAATTCAAGGCAGATGATGTCATTGACTTCTCCGAAAGAAATCCATTCGGAGATATCGGAAATAAGACAGGTAGTTTCTAATGTTACAGTATTTCTATAACGGCACTATTCGGCGTACAGTCATTGCGTTCGGTACTATTTTTAATAATATCGAATTGCGTGACTTAGACGAAGCTGGCAACGAAGTGATTCGCGAAAAGGTTCCTCTAGCATATGGTCCTAGAGATAAATTTGTCGTGAGATTGGAAGATCTACCTAATGTAGACAAACAGTCTCAGGTGACTCTTCCGAGATTATATTTTGAGATGACTAGTTATACGTACGATGGTACGAGAAAGACTAGTCCTATTCAAATATACAAGAATACGGATGACGCAACTGGCGGTGTCAGAAAGCAATATATGCCTGTTCCTTATAACATAGGATTTGAATTAGGTATTCTTGCTAAGTCTCAAGATGATGGTTTGAGTATCCTGGAACAAATTCTTCCATATTTCCAACCAGCTTTTAATATCCCTATCAAGATGATTCCTGATATGGATGAAGTTAGAGACGTTCCTGTTGTTCTTAACAATGTTGATTACACCGATCAATATGATGGAGACTTTAAGCAACGTCGTTACCTAGAATACAGATTAAGTTTTACAGTAAAAACATATCTCTACGGTCCTCTTACCAAC